CCCGGTTGCATGATGTTCCGTTTAAGGAGTATGTCAGTATTGAGAATTATTATCAGGGCTTTTTACACACGCGCGATAACGCTCTTCTGCGTTCCATGGCAATTTTGTTGTACGTGGATCGCAAAGGGCGGCATCCCCGCCGGTTCAATCCTTCGGAAGAAGAACTGCTGTCCGTGTTTTTGTGGATTGCATCGGTTAAGAATCATTTTACAAAAAACTTTCCCTATCTGTTCCGTCCTCCGGAACAACTGGAGGGTGAAGCCTTTAATATGCTTGAACTCGTCAATGCGGAGATTCGGGCATTGACAGGCGGGGATATCACAAAGGAGAGAGAAGTATTGCAGATGGATTGCTGGCGGGCGTTGACCGAACTGAATGAGAAGGCCCGCGAGGCACAGGAGTTACAACAGAGATATGGATGCAAATAATTTATTCGATGCGCTGTCCTATTTTAAAGGAATGTGCAAAAAAAACAAATTGGCCAAGGCTCACGCTTTTTATCCGTGTGTCTGTTCCGGCATAAACTCGCTTGAAGAGGTTCTTCAGAACCTTCGGCGCGAATCCGCTTTTTTCGCGGTAGATGATACGAATGACGGAGTGACCGAGAAGCGTTCCGGAGGATATTTTAAAAAGCGTACTTTTACCGTGTTTCTCATGATGCGGTACCGTATCAGTGATATGGCGGAACGCCAAGCGGCACTGGAGGTGTGCCGGCAGCTGTTCCGCCAGGTGCACAGCAGGATGCTGGTTGACCGTGAGAATCTGGATAACGAACTGGTGTACCTGAATACGGATAATGTGTATTCACGCGAACTGGGTGAATACTTTATTTCCGGATGCACAGGCCTGTATTTTATGATTGATGTTTCCGAACCGGTATCTCTAATTTATGACAGTGATGAGTGGGAGGAATGAGAACAGGCCGAAGTCCACGGCTGAAGATCGGGCAAAGTATAAGAAGGCGTGGGCCGAGATGATGGTCACTATCTGGAGGGAGAAGATCATGAGACTGCACGTGGTTGATACGGTGTTACTGCACAATGATATTACGGAGAATGTGACAATGGGCAGCAGTGAACTGACGGTGATACAGCATAAGTTTATGGAATATGGCATTTATCAGGATTGTGGTACGGGGCGGGGATATGAGATCGACGGCCAGTTGTATAATGACGGGCATAGAGGGCATAACAAGGGTGATTTGAAGTTTTTGAATCCGGATTTGAGAGGCAAGAATTATGTGCACAGACAAAAATCCGGCAAGATTACCTCAGGTGAACCTCGCAAACCCCGTGAATGGTTCTCACGTGCCTATTTTGCTTCGGTCATGGTCTTGAAAGAGCAGATGGCATACATGTATGGTGAGGAGTTCTGTGGTCTGCTTGCGGAGAAGATTGAAGAGGCGAATCACAAGCGCAGTACCTCCATGCGTTCGCATTTATGGGGGCATCATCAAAAGAAATGATGTCTTTTTACGGCTTTTGGCTTTGTTGTTACTTTGGAATAAAAAAGTAAATGGCGGATATTAAAGACACATTAAAAAAATTGGCGGAGCAGATAAGGGATGAACGTAATGCCGGAGCGAATACGGCATTGCGTGTCGGTTCTTTGTTGTTGGCCATGATTGATGCAGGTGCTGATATAACTGATTTTGAAAAATATTTTCTTCGTAAAGATAAAGAAGATATCGCCAATGAGCTGATAACGTTTTTGAAAGGTCTTTTGATTGGTAAAAACGGTAGTGGAATTACTGTGCTTGAGAACGGTATGTCACAGGCTGTTGTCGATTATCTGTATGTCAAGGTCAAAGCCGTTTTTGATGAACTTGAGGTCAAGAAGAAAACGTATGTGGGTGGCGAGCAGGTGATTTCCCATGCAGGTATGAAATGCAACCGTGTAGATGAGTTGGATGATGTTTACCGTTGTTATTTCAAGGAAGAGGAAGACGGAATTGAGATAGAGAACCAGTTTACTCCGGGATCTCTTGCCATAGCCCAGGAGTGCAATATCAAGACAGGCGTTTCTCATCATGTCGGCAACCGC